AGATTGATAATTTCGCTAAATATGGCGTGCGTGGAATACTGAGCGCAAGCAAGGAAGGATTAACACAAGAGCAGGCTGAGCACATCAAGGAGAAGTGGCAGGCAATTGTTGATAATCGGAAGGGTGACATCATGGTTTCGGGACTGCCGATGACGTGGACAAACGTAGGGTTATCACCTGTCGACATGCAGATTATTGAGCAGCAGAAACTAACGCTTCGCGACCTCTGCATGATATACAATGTGCCATCTCAGTTGTTCGGAGATTCCGAACACTCAACCTATAACAACATCCGAGAGGCACGCAAAGGGCTGGTTACTGACGCCGTGCTGCCATTGATGGAGAAGGTGAAGGACGGCTTAAACCGATTCTTACAAACGAACGAGCAGGGCTTATTAATTGATTACGACCTGCAAGCGTTCGCAGAACTACAGGATGACATGGCAACGCAGGTTGCTTCGCTATCGCAGGCGTGGTGGTTAACAGGCAATGAGAGACGTATTGCAATGGGCAAGCAGCCTATTGATGATGAGATAATGGACGAGGTGCTATTGCCCTCGGGCTACATACCAATGAGCGATTATTCACTTGATGAGTACAGCCAAATAGACACAACCGATGAAGTGGAGTGATGAGGCATATATCCATAAAGGCGCAACGGTGAGGCAAATAGAGAACCGCCGCAGCAAGCACTTCAAGAGCGCAAAGCGTTATGCTTTGAATGCGCTCAAAAAGGATTATACCAAATTCCTCGAGCAGGTTAAGAATGCTCAATCGGTTGAGGGTGTTGTTGATGTTATTGAGAGCGTAAGCCTTGACGAGAGGGAAACCAAGAGGGCAATTGAAAGCATATACGTTGACACTGGAAAGGATTTTGCAAACTGGACTGTTGATAACCTTCAAGGCAATCAAAAGAAATCGAGCGATTACTTCGACGACTACATGCGTCGTTACGTTGAGGAGCGGACAGGCGAGAAGATTAAGAGCATTACAACGACAACAAGAACAAGGGCGATTGCAATTGCTAAGAAGGTGGTTGCTCAAGGGCTTGAACAAGGGCTATCGATTGACAACATCGCAGCAATGCTTAAGCAGCGTTATTACAACGATGCACTTTACAGAAGCGTAAGGATAGCAAGAACAGAGGTTATAGCAGCAAGCAATGCAGGTTCGCTTCATGGTGCGTTATCAACAGGGCTTGCGATTAAAAAAGTCTGGTTGGCGACCAAAACAGGACACACGAGAGAAAGCCACATGTTAATGGACAGAAAGGCGGTTGATATGCAAGAATATTTTGATGTGCCTATTATTAGCAATAGCGGGATTGTTGAAGGTTCTGAGAAATTAATGCATCCAGGCGACCCGCAGGGAAGTCCTGGCAACGTTATTAATTGTAGATGTACGATAGTTTACGAAAGGATAAAGGCATGAACGTAAAGAATTGCAACATAGAGGTTAAAGGGATTGACCTAAAGAACAGAATTGTTGAGGGCTACTTCGCTGCTTTCGGCAAGGTCGATGCAGATAATGATGTGTTTGTCAAAGGTGCGTTTACAAAGTCTATTAACGAGCGGGGCCCGAAAGGCGCAAACAGGATTAAGCACCTGTTCAACCATTGGGACACCGTCGGCGTATTGCAAGAATTAACCGAAGACAATTACGGGCTTCGCTACGTGTCTAAGATTGGCACTCACCGATTAGGCGAGGACGTCCTGAAGATGTATCAGGACGGTATTATTACCGAGCATTCAGTAGGCTTTCAAACGATACAGGATAAGTCGGACATAATAGATGGTGTTAGGTATCTTAAGGAAGTCATCCTGTGGGAAGGCTCTTCGCTTGACAAATGGGGGGCTAATGAATGGACGCCCGTAATTAAGTCATACGACGATTGGAAGTTGCAGGCGCAGAAGATAAGTGAAAAGTTAGAGACACTTAACAAGGCGCTCACAGGGCGCACAAATTACACGGAAGAAACATATCAGGAAATACAAATCAAACTAAACACGTTGCAAACGATGCTTAAATCACTCGTTGAAGCGCAGCCGATTAACATCACTGCGCAGAACAATGAGCCGAAGGAGAGCAAAGGAAGCGACGATGTTAGAATCGAACTATTACTAACGAAATTAAAGGAGTTATAGAAATGGAACTGAACGAAAAGGAAAAAGTGCTACTTGATACACTTGAAAGTAAGTTGAACGAGAAGGCAAGCAGCTACTCCGCTGCGGTGGAGACCATCAAGGCCGGTCTAGCCGAAGTTCGTGAAAAAGATATGAAAGCCCTGGAAACCTTGCTGGTAAAGCGAATGGATGAGCTGGAAGTATTGGTAAAAGATGTAAAAGCCGGAAAAATCGCCAATGAAGAGAAATCTTTTGACGAACAGCTAAAGGAAAAGATGATGTCTAGTTTTGACGACATGAAAGCCGGCAGGACTGTTAACTTTGAGGTAGGCGGGGACATTCGTCAGAAAGATGCTGCAACTATGACCATCGGAACATCGGTAACCGGAGACGTTCCTAGGAAAGTAAAATTGCCAGACTTTTTCGCCCCTGCTGGCAACGGGCTTTGGGCTTCCGGATTAATTCAGGAAATCCCGACGACCGGCAATAGTGTTTCCATTACCGAACTTTATAATGAGCAGGGTGCTCCTGTATTTCACGATGAATCCCACTCAAGCGCACTTATGAGTTGGTCGTGGAGGGAGAAGAACTTCAAGATAAAGGATGTTTCGGCATACGCCAAATTTAGCAAGAACATGCTGGACGACATCGACAACTTTATCATGCAGCTGCAAAACCTGCTGATGAATAGGGTTGCCATCAAGATGGATGCCGCAATGATTTCGGGGAACGAAACGAACTATCCTGAGCAGTTTAATGGTCTTGCTACTATTGCCACGCCTTGGGCTGCTGGAGGCAAGGCAACCTACAAGCCTAATGAAAAGGACGTTATCGAAGTTGCCATAGGGATATCCCAGAGTAATAACGGCTATCCCAACGCCATCGTGATTAACCCTAGCGATTTGGTTAACTTAAAAATCGCCAAAGCAGGTAAAGACAATGCTATCCTGCTATACCCGGGGTTCGACGGAACCATTAGCGGGCTGAACACCATTGTCAGCAACCAGATTGCCGCCGGCAAATTCCTAGTCCTTGATAGCAACAAGGCTAAGTTGCACGTTCGCACGCCCTACGAGATAACCATTTCTAACAGTGCTAATGACGGGGACTTCACAAAACGGCTAATCACCGTAAACATTACCAAACGCTGTACCCTTGTTATTAGCGCAAACGACTATGGTTCGGTGGTTTACGGAGATTTCACCACTGCTAAAACCGCTCTTACACCAACAACCTAAACTCCTGTCCTGTGACCGTTAAACTATCAGTCGCTCTTCCCATTTACCAGATGCAGCCCATAGCATGGCTTGCATTTGAAGGTCTTGCCAACCAAGTAGATGCGGGAGATTGGGAGCTTATTATTTTAGAGGAAGTAGAAGGCTCGTGCGGCGATGAGCTGTTAGAACTCTATAAGGATAGGCTGATGGCGGCAGGCTGCCGGCAGGTTAAATTCGTCAGGTATCACGAGCATGTAAGGCTGTTGCAGAAATGGATTAAGGCAGCCGAGGTTATGAGCGTTAACTCGCTAGGGATGCTGCTGCAAGCGGGAGACGTATATTCACAAAAGGATAGGCTGCGAATAACAAGGCAATGCTTCGAGAATGGCTACGGCTGGGTACAGGAAAATAAAAGCGTATTTATAAATTTAGATACGGGAAAACTGGCACTGCTGGATGTTTCTGGAGGTGAAATTTTTAAAACGGGCGAAGGCATGGCTATTACTGCCGACATCATAAGAAAGGTAAAGGATAACGGGATAGTTAAAGGTGTTGACCATTACCTTTTTTCATACGTGGAAGCCGAGAATGCTAAGATTTATTCGTATATACCTGACGTTTTAACGCTTAGCACTAATGGGTTTAACCACCTTTCAAAATCTAGGGGTGCGCTCATCGAATTTAACAAACCCCCTTTTTACGGCACCAGCCTTAAACTAGAGGATTTGGTAAGTAATGAAGTAGCTGAAAGGCTGTTGGACTTAAGGAATGAAATACCACGAACCATAAATTTTAAGGAAATGAAGGTCAGAATGCTAACAAATCGGGGTATTTACCGAAAAGGCGAAATCTACAAGGTAGAGGAGGCTGTCGGAAGGCTTTTCATTCTTGAGCAATCTGCCGAAATGGTAGAAGAAGTGAAAGTAAAAGAAGAAAAGCAAGTTTATGAAACCAAAGAGCTTAAGCCTCAGCGGAAGACTAAGACAGTAACAGCTAAGAAATAGAACATGTACAAGCGGTTGGGCTGGTTGTGTTAATCAGCCAGCCTAACCACTAAATAGCAAAGCGTATGAAGGTAAAGATTAAAAGGGCTTCGATGTGGTTTCAGGTTGGCGAAACCTACGACATCGATAGTGACGTTGCAAGGCAGTTGATTGCACTTGGCGATGCCGAGAGTGTTGAACCAGAAGAGCCACAGAAGGAAGTAAAGACCAACAAGCAGGCAGAGGCACGAGAAAAGAAAGAAAAAAAATAAGTTATGTACCAGATAACCTACGCTAACGAGCAGCCGCTGCACATCGATTTAAACGAGGTTAAGCAGTTTATCGGCATTTCGTCCGATGAGGAGAACGAGTTAATTGCTAAGTTCATTGATGCTGCAACCAATTTAGCCGAGGCGTTCACTAACAACGCATTCAGGGCGAAAGATGTATCGATATACACAAGTAGCGATGTTGTCTATCTAATCGGTGTTATAGATGAGAGCAAGCCGATAACGGTTACATATGCTGAGGATGGTGTTAATGCACCTTACAAGCGTGTTAACAATCGGCTCAGGATTGACAACGAAGGCGAAGCGGTGGTTATTGCGTACAGCACAAAGGAGCACTTGCCTGCGGAGGTTAAGATATTCGTATATCAGGAAGTTGCTAAGATGTATCAGCGAGGAACTGAAATAATATCAGAACCAGATACAGCATTGTTAAGTCGACATAAAATGTTGGGAATATGTTAGGCGTTCGAAAGTGGATAAGGTGTGACCGCTACGACTACACGTTGCAGGCTTACGGCGGTAAGAAACGAAAC